TATTGGTGACCTTGTTGCTGGTACTAACGTACCAACAGGTGCAAACGTAACAGCAATTGGAACTGGAACAGTAACAATTGATATTGCTATCACCACACAGGTTACATCAGGTGCATCTATCACTTTCACACACGAAACAAATGTATTCAACACCTACTTTGCTGGACAGCAAGCACTTGCTGAAGCAGTGGCTGAAGAACCACACGTTGTTATCGGACCAGTTGTTGACAAGTTGATGCGTCACCGTCCACTCGGATGGTACGGCGTACTTGGTCACGCTATTTACCGTCAAGAAGCACTCTACCGTGTAGAGACATCTTCTTCAATCAACTACTAATAGTTAATTGACGGTGGTGCAGGGGTAGCAATATCCCTGCACTACAGTAAGTCAACTAAGGAGACTAATGACTAAGTACTACTTAACTCCTCCTACTGAGGAGTACGGTCCAGCAGGCGGTGGACGTTTGTTTATCCGTTATCGTTTGGAACGCGGCATCAGTCTTATGCGTAATAACGGTGTTTGGACTACAACTACATTCCCAACTGAGGATGTAATAAAAGCAGCAGAGTTGTTTTATCTTGGTGGACATGAATATGAAATCAGTCAAGGTACTTACACAGAGTTAACCAATGCAGGATACGGGGCAAACGTAAGGGCGGTTTAATGGAGCACCAACATATTAGTAAGGTGCTTGAATGGGGATTTAGCGCAGACCATAACTTCATAGCCAGTAAGTATGGCTGCGTATTATGTAATGCATCATCAGATAAACCATTTGAGTATGAAGATATTGAGATTGACCACACTGCGTGTGATGATGATTGTTTTGGTTGCAAAGCCAAAGGATTACAACTAGCAACTGGTGATGCCGCAGGCAACATTGTGGCTAGTGGTACAACACAGAAGAAGTGGGACAAAGAACTTCAACTTTACAGAGATGCAAAGTCACAGGGAGTTCAGCCAGCGGGTACATCTACCAAGGCAATCAGAAGTGCTCTTGAAGCAAGTGAGACTCTTAACAAGCCTTACAACGCTAGCAAGATGCCAGCAACAGAACACATCACTAAACAAACAATCGAAGTAATGAAAGAAGTGGGAGCAATATAATGGCAGCAATGTTACCTATGTCCAAGAAGGCGGACATGAAGCAAGATGCAAAGATGATGAAGGGCATGAAGCCAGCGCAGAAGTCTGCGTTTAAGAAGGCTGATAAGGCAATGGATGCTAAAAAGCCATCTGCTAAGTCTGATGCTCGCATGGATAAGTCCCTTCGTAACAAGGTTATGAAAATGAAGAAGGGCAAATAATTATGTGCGTTGAATGTGGCTGCACAGATGCCAATGGCAATCAAATGAGAACAGTAATTACGGCAGGCGTACGCGTTGCCGAAGGTCAGAGCGCAGATATTATCAAGGGCTTTGACGTACCACCACCACCATCAGAAAGAAACAAGGTAATGTAAATGGCTAACGAATACATGACATCAAATGACACCGCTGCTGGATTAGTTATTCCAGCAAAGGTACGCAAGGCAGCAACAGATGTATCATCTGTTAACAAGGCAGACTTTATGGGCGGAGTTGCACCTGCAACTGCTAACGTGGTTCCACCACGCTCAGCACAGGGTTCAACTGCAAATGGTCCATCACAACTAATCCAGGGTATCTACACCCAGCCAACTGGCGGCGGACGTAAGATTTAATTATGCCGCATCGTCTACCTACAGCGGGAATCCCAACACCAGCCGTACGTAAGTCATCAGGTGCACAACCTGCTGCTACACCAAAGGCTACACCACTACCACCACAGGGCGCTAAGCGTCCAATGGTTGGCAATGACAAGGCTTTTGCTAAGAAGTATGGCAACAAATCTTGGAACAACGGATACACAAACTAATGACAGAGCATATGGGTTTTAAGAAAGCACAAAAATCAATTGCTAAAAAGTCAGGTGTATCAATGAAGTCTGCTGGAGCAATCCTTGCATCATCTACACGCAAAGCAAGCCTAGCAGCAAAGAAAGCAAATCCAAATCTTAAGAAGGTTAAAGGTAAGTAAATGTTAGACCCTAGACTAAAGCGGGCAGGAGTATCAGGTTTTAATAAGCCTAAGCGTACACCAAGCCATCCAACTAAATCACACGTTGTTGTTGCTAAAGAAGGTAGCGCGGTCAAGACTATCCGTTTTGGTCAACAGGGAGTAACAGGGGACCACAAGCCTACTGCACGTCAGGCTTCATTCAAAGCCCGTCATGCTAAAAACATTGCTAAAGGCAAGATGTCTGCTGCTTACTGGGCGGATAAAGTCAAGTGGTAGTACATAAGAAAGTTTGGGAAACACCTAACCCAAAGAAGAAGTCAACACCATTAACACCTGCTGCTAAAGCATCAGCCAAGGCTGCTGCTAAAAAGGCTGGCAGAAAGTATCCCAATCTTGTAGACAATATGAGAGCCGCACAAAAGAAAGGCAAGTAATGAAACCAACAACAGATGGTGGTAGTACTCGTACCAGTGGTCTTAGTGGTAAAGAAAACGCTAAGCCATCATTTAGTTCTAAGTTAAAAAAACTTGCAGTTGCTGTTCCTGGAATTGTAGGGTCATCTATTGTTGAAGGCATTGGTGGACCAAAGGCTAGAGGTGTTAAGGTTGCAGCAGAAGGTGCAGAAAAAATTGCTCCTGCTGTAGTAAACTTTGCAAAGCGCACTGGCGCTCGCATTATTGCTGACCGCAAAGGCGCACAGATTGTAGCGGAGAAGGTTACCGCTGAAAACAAAGTTTCCAGAGTTGCTGCTCGTCGTGTAGCAGAAGAATCAGCGGGACCAAAGGCTCGCCGTGAAGGTGGAAACAAAGCATTACGTGGTAGTGCGCCTAAACCAGATGTTCGCGTAACAACTAAGACTGGTACTCCAGCAAAAGATACAGTTACTAGACCAGTTAAAAAAACACTTAACAAACGTAGTGCTGTTACTGTTACAAGAACAACACCTAAAAAATCATTTGATGTTGTATCAGATAGATTAAAAGCACAACGTGATAGGCTTAGAGAAGCGCTTACTGTTAAAGTAAATCCTGCTCGTCCTAAAATTAAATCTAAACGTGGTGGCTTAGAACTTAAAGTTAATGAAGCAGATGTTATTGATAAAGATGCTCGTCTATTAAAGTCAATTGATGCACGTGTTGAACAAGGCGTAGAAAAAGCATCAAGCAAATCTAAATCATATGAACGTGACCCTGAGCAAAACACAGCAGACCGTAGTGTTGATGAAGCATTAAATCCTAAATCACGCCTTAAGGCTACAGTTAAACCAGGCAAACCTACTAAAACAACTGTGCTTCTTCGTACTGTTGGCAGTAAGCCAGGTTCTAAAACTGCTGCACTCAAGGGTGCTATCCGCAATCAACGCAAAGTATTGCGTCAACGTGAAATTACAGAAGCAGCCAAGCGCGCAGAAAAGGCAGGTCAATAATGGCAATATATGGTCGCGCAGGTTCAACACTTACTGATGAACTAAATCGCCTTGCTAATGGCGGTGGGTCTTACCCAGCCAAGACTGCATACCTTGCAGACCAAGGTGCTGCTAGTGCATGGGCTGGTGTATCCCCAGCCATGGCAGTACAGGGTGCACTTAATAAAAAGTACGGCATAACAGACCCTAAGTTATATCTAGGTATTAATGGAGTTTGCAATGCACTTGCAGGTACAACAGGATTAGATGCGGTTACCGCACTACGACAGGTGGCTTCCTAATGACAACACTTAATTCGCTAGTAGATGATGTACAACTTGACTTGTCTGGTTTTACTTACCGTCAAGACCGTGTTACTTATCTTCTTACTGCTGCTACTAGTTCTGACCTAGTACTTAACGTAGCATCTACCGATAACATTGGTAAGAGCATTATTGAAATTGATGATGAAATGATGTGGGTGGATTCCTATGACCGTCAAGCAAACACTGTTACTATTGCTCCTTTTGGGCGCGGATACAATGGCACTACTGCTACTTCTCATGCTGCTAACGCAAAGGTAGTTATTACTCCTACCTATCCACGTGCTGCAGTTAAGCGTGCAATCAACGATACAGTCAATGCGGTATACCCAAAGGTATTTGCTACTGGCTCAACAGCCGTATCATTCCTTGCTAGCCGTACCACATACTCAGTACCTGCAGATGCTATTCAGATTCTATCTATGGCATGGCAGTCAGTTGGACCAACTAAAGAATGGCTACCTATTCGCCAATGGCGTTGGGACCCTATTGCTTATGCACCTGCATTTTCTACTGGTCGCACAGTATCTATTTATGATAACGTCCTTCCTGGACGTACCATTAACATTGTGTATGCACACCTGCCTACTAACATGACTAACAATACAGATGATTTTGAAACAACTACAGGTTTACCTACATCTATGAAAGACGTAATTGTTTACGGTGCAGCATGGCGTCTGTCATCTTATGTAGACCCTGCACGTATTTCTATCACTGCTCCTGGTGCAGACGAACTGGACACTAAACGTCCATACGGCACAGGAACAAACGTAACAAAGCAACTGCAAGCACTCTATACAAATCGTCTTGAAGAAGAATCGCTTAAGCAGAAGATTCAATACCCAACCCGCGTCCACTACAGCCGATAGGTACATAGATGACAACTCGTAAATACTCCTCACGTTCCCAGCAAACAACCTTGACATCAGCGGTAACTTCTGGTGCAACTATTATTCCAGTTGCTAATGCAACTACATTGCTTGGTGGTGCAACTGTTAGCACTGGTCAAACCTTTACGGTTGTTATTGACCCAGATACAGCCCTTGAAGAAATTGTAGATATTACGGTTGTTAGTGGTAACAATCTAACAGTAACCCGTGACGTTGACATGGCTGGTGCTGCAGCACAAGACCATTCTGCTGGTGCAGTAATTCGACATATGATTATTGGTCGTGACCTTCGTGAATCTAACCTTCACATTGAGGCTACTACTGCTTACAACGATGGAACTAGTGTTCATACGCTTCACGGTATTGCATCAGGTGAAGGTGACATTGTTGCTACTGATAAAGCGCAAACATTAACTCTTAAAACTCTGACTACTCCTACAGTTAACAACGCCACTTTGAGTGGCACCGTTACTAGTACTGCTACAATAACAGGTGGTATAGTCAATCCTACCACATTGCAACAAGGCGGAACATCAGTTGTTTTAACTGGAGCAACAAGTTCTATTACTAGTGCTATGATTACAGATGGTACTATAGTTAATGGAGATATATCCGCATCTGCAGCCATTGCTTATAGTAAATTGGCTTTGACTGGTACTATTACATCATCTGATATTGCCAACGATACAATTGTAGATGGTGACATTAACACCGCTGCAGCAATTGCTTGGACAAAAATTGCTCCATCGTCAACAGTGTCTGCTACAGAACTTGGATACCTTGATGGAGTTACTTCCGCTATCCAGACTCAAATTGATTCTAAATTGGCTACAGCCACAGCATCAAGCACATATGCACCTTTGGCTAGCCCAGCCCTTACTGGTACACCTACTGCTCCAACTGCTACTGCTGGTACTAGTACTACTCAAGTTGCAACTACAGCATATGTTGGTACAGCAATTTCTAACCTTGTTAATGGCGCACCCACAACACTTGATACTCTTGCTGAGATTGCAACTGCTCTTAATAACACAGCAAATTTCTCAGATACTGTAGTCCTTAAAACTGGTTCAACAATGAGCGGTGCTCTTGCAATGGGCACTAACAAGATTACTGGTATGGGAACCCCTACAGCATCTACAGATGCAGCCACTAAGGGCTATGTAGACGGTGTAACAATTGCTCCTAGCAACCTTACTGGTCCTATCACATCTGTTGGCTCAGCAACCACTATAGCCTCTCAGACAGGTACTGGAACTAAGTTTGTAGTAGATACAAGCCCAACCCTTGTTACCCCTGTGCTTGGTGTGGCTACTGCTACATCTATCAATGGAACA